TGTGAAAACGAATTCTACAGAGGAACACGTTGTAAAACGTGATGGACGTAGAGAACCAATATCTTTTGATAAAATCACGAACCGTATCAAAAAATTGGGTGGTCACTTTAGCGGAGAAACAAAAAAGCTAAGCGTGAATTATACCTCTCTCGCTATGAAAATCATTGAACGATTATATGACGGGATTGGTACGACCGAAATCGACGAATTGACCTCGCAGCTTTGTGCGTCTCTTTCGACTAAACACCCCGATTATGCTAAATTGGCGTCGCGTGTTCTAATCTCCAATCATCACAAAAACACGAGTGCCGATTTTTTTAAAGTAGTTACCGATTTGTATGAATATCGCGATATTCACGGTATTCATCACCCAATAGTAAGCAAAGAATTGATGGATATGGTGTCAAGTCATAAAGATACCATACAAAAAGCAATTGATTATGATCGTGATTACCTTATCGATTATTTTGGATTCAAAACATTGGAAAGAGCATATTTAATGAAAATAAATGGAATAATCATGGAAAGACCGCAACATATGTGGATGCGTGTCGCACTCGGCATTCACGGCGAAGATTTGGATAAAGCTATTGAAACCTACCATCTCATGAGTCAGAAATATTTTACACATGCTACACCTACTCTGTTTCATTCGGGTACTCCGCGACCTCAATTATCGTCTTGTTATTTGATTTCAATGGAAGAAGACAGTATTTCAGGAATATATAATACACTTTCAGATTGTGCTATGATTTCAAAATGGGCAGGCGGCATCGGACTCCATATACATAATGTGCGAGCGGCGGGTTCACATATTCGTGGAACAAATGGCACCAGTAATGGCATTGTTCCAATGCTAAAAGTTTTCAATAATACTGCACGCTATGTTGACCAATGTGTGCATCCTGAAACATATATATATACGACAGAGGGTCCAAAACAGATTCAATTCTGTGAAGCAGGAAAGACCGAAATTTTTGGACGAAACGGTAAAAAAGAAGTGATTGGCGATGTATTAGAGCATTCTTACGAGGGTAAAATATTAAATATTCACAACATGCATTCCATTGAACCTCTTCGTGTGACAGAAGAACATCCATTATTGGTACTTCGAAATCAAAAAAAGGGTGTCAACTATGAAACGATAAAAAAACGTTTAGAAAACGGTACAATAAGACCGGAGTGGGTAGAAGCCAAAGAATTGTGTGAAGACGATTTCCTAGTTTATTCGGTACCGTGTATTACGGAAAACAATGAATCGGATGATACTAAACACATTACAAAAGACGATTGTTACTTATATGGCGTTATTTTGGGAGACGGCTGTATCAATAATAAAAACACTGGTTCATACATTAGTCTGCACAGTGAAAACAAACGACATATTTTGGATTTCTTGAAGAAATATTTTGAAGAACACTGTATAGAATATACAATACAGAACTCTGGTCCACACAATGTCCGATTTTATTGGAAGAAAAATGTCGCGTTTAAATTCAGATATAGTGATTTTTATTCGGAAGATTCAGGAGGCGAATCATATAAAAGATTTAATCCGAAATTTTTGAATTTACCCATAGAAAAGGCGAAATATATTTTAAAGGGTTTAATTGACACCGATGGATGTAAACACAATGAACTAACATTCGACACTACGTCTCGTAATTTATTGGAGAGTTTGAGATTTTTGTGTATGCGTATGGGTATATTGACAAGTGGATACATTCGGGATCGTGTCGGCGAAAAGCATGTGACAAAATATGGCGACACGATTGAGAATAAAAAGATAAGTTATTGTTTGAGAATTCCCAAAACCCAGGAAATCTCTAAGTTAGTGGAAATTGATGACGGAGAATTTCAAAAGTTTTTCCGCCATGAAAATCTTTTATTTTCGCGTATCAAAGAAAAAATGACGACAACGGAAGAATATAATGGTGTTCTTTATGATTTACAAATGAAAAAGGAACATAATTATATGATACATAATGGTTTGATACACAATGGTGGTGGGAAGCGTCACGGCAGTTTTGCAATTTATTTAGAGCCATGGCATTCAGATATACGTGATTTCCTCGACATGAAGAAAAACCACGGAGACGAGGAGGCTAGGGCACGAGATTTATTTTATGCACTTTGGATTCCAGATTTATTTATGAAGCGTGTCAAAGAGAATGGAAAATGGACTTTGATGTGTCCCGATAAATGTCCCGGTTTGAGCGATGCTTACGGCGATGATTTTGTAGAACTATACGAGAAATACGAGAAAGAAGGACGTGGTAATATGACCTTGGATGCGCGAGACATTTGGTTCAAAATTTTAGATTCGCAAATCGAGACAGGTACTCCTTATATGTTGTACAAGGACGCGTGTAATAAAAAATCAAATCAGAAAAATTTAGGCACGATTAAGTCTTCCAATTTATGTTGCGTAAAAGGAGATACAATGTTGCTTACTGACAAAGGACATTTAAAAATAGAAACGCTTCGAGACCAAACAGTTTCAGTTTGGAATGGAAAAGAATTTAGCGAAGTTACGGTGAGACAAACACGAGATGATGAAGAATTAGTGGATGTTAATTTATCGGATGGTTCAAAGTTGACATGTACTAAATATCATAAATTTTATATTCAGGAAAAATATCCAATTTCAAATTCAACGCGAGATATAATACATAGTAAGAATGTTAAATTAGTGGAGGCAAAAGATTTAATTCCAGGAATGAAATTAATTAAGTGCGAATATCCTACTATTGATTCCAAAAAAACATTGGAAAATGCATATACAAATGGATTCTTTTCAGGCGACGGGACTTATCAAAATAAACACGAGGAAACTAAAAAATGTGAGTTTAAAGCATTAGACGGTGAGAAATTTTGTAAAAGGCATATAAATCATGTTGTCCGCGATAAAATAAATGATGACGCAATAAAGGAGGGTGAAAATAAAACCGAAGACTCCGTGGAAAATAAATGTCAAGCCGATAGTTATGCAAAAAGACCACACGTGTCTTTATACGGGGAAAAAATCAAATTATTGGAACACCTTGATTATATTTCAACCGGTAAAGAAAAAGGCAATAAATTAAATGTAACGCTAAGCATGAATTTGGAAGAAAAATTCTTCGTTCCAATCAATTATTCTCTGGAAAGCAAAATGAAATGGTTTGCGGGATATTGTGATGCTGATGGATGTATTACTAAAAATGGTGAAAATCAATCTCTTCAAATTTCATGTATTCACAAGGATTTCTTATTAAATATTAAATTAATGTTACAAACGTGTGGAATTTCAAGCAAAGTTACACTTTGTATGGATGAAAAAAATAAGAATATGCCAGATGGTAAAGGCGGAGAGAAAACATATAATTGTAAGAAATTATGGCGTATACTCATAAGTTCCAATGAATTGCAAAAAATGTTAAGTATGGGATTTAATACACACCGTCTCATTGTGAATAAACATGAACCTCAAAGAAGTGCCACGCATTTTGTAAAGATTGATTCTATTGAAGATAATGGCGAGCGCGATAAAACATATTGTTTTACTGAACATAAACGCCACGCAGGTATATTCAATGGGGTAATAACATCACAATGCGAAATTGTGGAGTACTCTAACAGTAAGGAAACCGCGGTATGTAATTTGGCAAGTATAGCGCTCTCAAAATTCGTAAAAGAGGACAAAACTTACGACTATGAGAAGCTGCATGAAATCGTGAAAATCGTAACACGAAACCTGAATAAAGTCATCGACATTAATTTTTATCCCACGGAAAAAACGAAGCGTTCGAATCAATTACATCGTCCCGTAGGAATAGGAGTTCAGGGTTTGGCCGATGCATTTGCCCTCATGGATCTTCCTTTCAACTCGGAAGAAGCCAAAGAAGTAAATCGCAATATATTCGAGACGATTTATCATGCGGCGCTCACCGCCAGCAATGAAATATCGAGAAACCGTTCAGAAATGATTCGATCAAAAAAGGAGATTGAAATGCAGAAGCTCCGCTATTGGGATGAATATGCAAATGGAGATCCAGACAACCCTAACCGTATCACTAGACAGATAGATCCAAATGAATTGTGTGAACAGTTAAGACAGCTCGAGAAAAGATGCCCAGAAATTCCCGAGGAAATAAAGCGACGAGGAATGAATTATTTAGAATGTGACCTGAAATTCGCGGGTTCATACAGTAGTTTCATAGGGTCTCCCGCATCAAAAGGTATTTTACAGTTCGATATGTGGGGTGTTGAGCCGAGTAAACGCTACGATTGGGACGCACTCAAGGAAAACATCAAAAAATACGGTCTGAGAAATTCGCTTCTAGTTGCACCAATGCCAACTGCATCTACGAGTCAAATATTGGGAAACAATGAATGTTTTGAGCCTTTCACGAGTAATATATATGTGAGACGTACATTGGCCGGTGAATTTGTGATGATAAACAAATATTTGTTAGAGGAAATGATTGCCGATGGAAAATGGACAGAAGAGGTGAAAAACAGTATTATTGCGAACAATGGTTCAGTGCAACATTTGGATATTTCGCAAAAAATAAAAGATAAATATAGGACAGTTTGGGAGATTCCAATGAAATTTTTAATAGAAATGGCACGAGACCGGGGAGCATATATATGTCAGAGTCAGAGTATGAATTTATGGATGCAGAGTCCAACTTATGATAGGTTGACGGCAATGCATTTCTTTTCATGGTCACAGGGTCTAAAAACAGGATTATATTATTTGAGAAGTAAGGCAAAGGCTGCGCCCCAGCAATTTACAATAGACCCGAAAACATTAGAGCGTAAAGAAGAAGGACCAAAGAATGAGAAAATAGATGATGCGGAAGAAGAGGAATGTTTAATGTGTGGGTCCTGATTCGTTAATTTAAATTTTGGAGAATCCCAAATTTTAAATGTAACGAGGAGAGAGCTTCGCCGAGGCATTATGAAAGAAAAAGAGTAAAAGAAAAAAGAAAAAAAAGTAAAAATTATTTTTTTGTTTTTTAATTCATTGAATTAAAAAATAAAAGTTTAAAAGTTTAAAATTTTTTGCCCGACGGTTGAACTTTTGGTAAAAGTTCATTCAAAACAATTTAAATTTTTTGGCATGCCTGCCTTTTTTTAAAAGGCGGCAAAGAGTCAGTTAAGCAGAAGAAGAAGCCTCTTGCTTTTTCTTAGAGTTCGGGAAGTGAACGCTAATGTGCTTCTGAAGGTTAAAGTAAGTTAGCTCGTAATCCTTGGTAAGGCGGAGCAAACTTCGGAGAGCCTTGTTGTGCATAATAATACGCTTGTTCTCAGGCTTCTGGAGCTTGTTAGCCAAAATGTACTTTTGGATTTCATTGGTTACATCAGTGCGAGACATGAGAGTGGACTTATCCTTTCCCAAAAACTTCAACAACTCATCACTTACTTGAGTGGGCTTGGTAAAACCACTCTGCTTGGTCTTTCCATTACTCTTTTTGGACTTTTTTTTTGCCTTGAGGGCAGATTTCATCTCGCGGGTCATGAGCTTCTGGAAAGCTTTGCATTCCTTGACCAAAGCGGCTTGCTCGGTCTTAAGAGACGACATACGAGTCAATAATTCACTGAACTGGTTGTTAAGTGTCTCAAGAGGAGAGACATCGACCGTCTCTTCGACTTCCTCGACTTCCTCGACAACAGTGTTCTCGACAACGGGTTCGGCGACCTTGGTTGCCTTCTTAGACTTAGTGGCAGACTTAGTAGACTTAGACTTAGTTGACTTTCCTTTTGGCATCTTTATGGATTAGTATAATGGTTCCTTTTTAAGTTGTTTATGGGTCAATATATTTAATTGTTGTTTTTCACGATATTTAAAAAGAATTTAAACTCACTTAAGGTTCCTAAAGTAATAAAGAATCAATAAATGGGATAATGAAGTCTCAATAATTCAGTAATTTTACGATGCATTTTGTTGGATAACCGAATCATATAACCACGGCATCGCCCCGGCAGCCGCAGGAGACAACAATGTGAATACGGAAAGAACATATAAAACTCCTAAAGATTGAGAGTCTTTATCCACGGCACAGTTCAATAAATTATTCATTATGCCACAAACATTGTTCTTTAATTCATCCACTGTCTTAGTCAAAATATTCACGGTGTCGATATTTTTAAACGGGTTACCGTGTGGATGACAAATATTTTTTTTCATTGCTAAAGACGTCTGGCTTCGATAAAACCATATTTCGGAGACTTCACGATGAAAGCGAATAAGGGACGATTTGTTCAATTTAAAGAACCAATTGGGGTCAGTTACATAACCAAATTCGTCGATTTTTTGAAAAAGGGAGACCATTTCTAAATCGAGTCTTCTCCCGGCACTTAAATGTTTCATGTTGGTATTAATATTTATGTCACCATCAATCAATATATTTGCAAATTTGCTGTATTTTATTATTTTTCGAACATCTTTTAAGAACTCTTGTTTCATTGGAGTACGAGTAAATGGATTGTAATTTAATTGATTTCCCGAACTCTTATCTTCCGATATATCAAAACTATTTACTACTGATTTAAGATCAAAACCATAACACAGTCCTTTTTCGTCTTTATATGTTATAAAACGTTTCAAGGGAATATCTTTGACGGGTTCCAAAGACAAGAAATCCATCGTATTTACACATTTTTTTCGACAGAATAAACTTTCTCCACGAATACGTCGAATCTCGCGAAAAACATGATTTTTCCAACATTTTTGTATTCTCGGAATAAGATGCATTTTTTTTAAATGAGAATATATTCTTTCCCATAATTCTTGTTTTTTACCTTTCATTGTAATTTGATACACTCTGGCTATACTTTTCAATTGTGATACCGTATAATTATTTTCATTCATTTTTTCATATTCGCTTGCTTCTAAGACTCGAAAATCTTGAGCTTTAATGCGTTTCTTTTTTGTTTTCTCATTTGTTTTTGTTTTTGTTTTCTCATTTGTTTTTGTTTTTGTTTTCGCTACTATTTTACTTTCTCCCACTGACTTAATCTTAGCATTTGACACCATCATCATTATTTATTATATATTGTCTTGAATTTAAGTTTATTCTGGACAATATATCAAAAAGAACATCCATCTTCAAAAATGTTTATAATGTAATATTAAAGTGATATCACTCAAATTAACTAAGTGTTACTTTACTGTTTAATTTTACCTCCAACATCCAATTCTGACTGAATTCTATTCTGGCTTCGTCGTATGGCCATATATGCTTTATTTTTCGATAACGATCTCCTCGTCGGACTGAAAAATGTCGATTTTTGGCACTTTCACCATATTCTTCGGCGGTAGTCGTATCAACTACCGAATGATTATATGTAGATGCATATTTTCCCGTGTTAGAAGAAGCGGTTCCACCTGATTCGGCAATGAATACTTGATTCCCCTCATTATCAATCATTATTACATTTGAAATGTCTTTTACCTTTGTATTGGATAGGTTGAATAAATTTACTAGGAGATAACCACTGTTTGATTTGAAATTTGTTGTTATACGACTCCTCACGAAAAATGTCATTTGATCGTTCATGTTGCTCGATATATCACTCGTCGTGGCACCAGGTTTAACATTATTGGGATGAAAACAATAATATCCAAAGCCGGGTAGAGACATGAATCCGTCCCCGTTTAATCCGCCACTAATGTCTAGATGAACACTATCTTGATATTTTGCAATGTTTTCACCGCTTATACCTGTAGCAATACCCGCCGAAAAAGCACCACTGGCATCAGCGTCTTTATAATTTAAATAGTTGGCGGTGTCAGTGAGAAAATTACGTTGGTCCAAACGCGAAAATATATCATCTATACAACCAATCCGTCCATAAAATTCCACTGAGTGTCCCGTAGCTTGTCCCAATGTTTTACGATCAAATCTAATGCAATCTAAAGATATCATACTGCGAAATTTGACATCATCGCTCGTACTGTTGTTTCCCCCTGATATATCCGTTCCCATTTGATATCGCGGGTCAATATATTTCGAAATCCAATTGTCCGAATCACCGTCATTAATAAGAGCAAATCCCTCCAATACAGAACCCGATGAATCAATATTGTTTGTACTATTGGGACCATTATGTAGGAAATCCAGAAAACGTTCAATGTAATTTTCGTCACCTATTTGTAATGACCTGGATTCTCCCGACACATCAGTGACAAAACATTTACTTATGTCTTCATGCCAGTAATCTTTTTGGTGTTTTCCCTTAGTTAGTGGACTGTCTCCTGTGTCATTTGCGGCGGCAACAATCACATTACTGCTTACATCTAAGTCGTGTTTATATTTGACAAATTCCACGACATCGTTATACATTTTTCGAAAATAATCTTCGACGAAAGTGTTAAAAATGGTAGTAGTAATGCTTTCTTGTTTTTGAGCGATTTCGTTTTTCATCGCAGTTTCATCGCCAATTATGGGTATTCCACCCGTGTTTTCGAACATTCTAATCGAAGCATTGTTCAAATATTCAGGGGCTACAAAATCTTGAATTTCGCTATTTATATAGGCATTTGTATTTGCATTATTAATGACTTCGACACCATCGCCCGTATTTGATATAAAATCGGCTTTAAGGTCACGATAAATATCCAACATGGTGAGGTTTATTAGACTATTATCAAGATTAGTATAACTTGCATCTAAGACGAGTACCATACGGTCTTTTTTCATGTTTTCGACATAAAGAGACCTTTCGGTCTGGTCCATATTTTGCCAATTTGTATTGGTTTCGTTGTTACTGGCATCATTGAAATCGTATCCTTTGATTTTACGAAAATGTTTATCGACAAAGCGAAGAAGTCTGTCATTTTCATTTTTATTGGTATCATTCAAATAAATGCTTTGTCTCAGAGAATATGTTCCATTTAGAGGTCCATAATTTTCAATACGATCATAATCAGACGGATTGTTATTTATTACCTTACTCACCGACAAACTATGATATAATTTATTTAAGGTGTCGGGGTCGAGCGGTGCAAAATGTTCTAGACCTGATGCATCAACTTGTACAAAATTGAATAAATTCTGTGATAAACCTTGGTCACGGTGCGAAATTAAAATACCCGTATTAAAACCAGTGAAGTTTGACATTATAAATAAGAGGGAAATAAATTTGCGGAAATAAATTTGCGGAAATAAATAATAATGTAGGAATTAATATAAGAAATAATATAAGAAATGGCTAAAGAAAGAGACTATAATATTGAAAATTACACAGACGAGGAGATTTTAGATATTTTAGGATTTCGTAAAAAACCATCCGATATCAACCAAAAAATCGATAAAACCATTGATAAATTAAAACTCGACCATAAAAATCAAAAGGTGATTGAGTTTTTAGAATCAGCCAAAGAAAGACTCGCAGTAGAAAAAGAAAAAAACCTCAAAGATGAATTACTTACCAACGCTAATCCTTTGAATAATCCAAAACCTGTTACATCTTCTTCTGTTCCGGGAGTTAATTCTCATTATGTGAAAAAAAAACTCA